GACGGTAGTTGGTATCGCACCTTGTGTGAAGTTCATGCAGATGGCAAAAAGATAATCAAGGAGTAATTATGGAAGAGATTAATTATAAATTCTACGAGGATAGAATTCTTAATGAATTAAAGGCATACATTGATGCCACGTATGGTGAACATTATTCTCGCACCAAGTTTCAATCTGCCGAATTCATTTTCGATAGTGGACATGGTGTAGGATTCACCGTAGGCAACATCATGAAGTATGCACAACGCTATGGTAAAAAGAACGGATATAATCGCAAGGACATCTTGAAAATTATTCATTATGCTATTATGTTGTTATATGTCCATGATACATATGACCATTTAAACACATCTGAGGAGTAACTTTATGAAGATTAGCAGCAAAACACTTTCACTTCTTCAAAGCTTTGCACAAATTAGCAGCAATCTTCTTGTGAAGCCTGGACAGAAGTTGGCAACTCGCAATCCTGTGAACAGCATTCAGGCACGTGCTGTTGTGGATGAAACATTTCCGCAGCAGTTTGCCATCTATGATTTGAATCAACTTCTGTCATTGATTTCAGCATCACAGAATCCTGATGTTGAGTTTGGTGATAAGAGTCTTATCATTCGTTCCGAGAACGGTGGTGAGATTGAATATTTCTACGCCGATGAGTCATTGGTGACAGCTCCTAACGAGAATCCTCCTCAACTTGAGGACATCTACACGTTCAAGCTCACAGCTGCTGACATTCAAACCATCATCAAGACGGCGAGCATCATCTCGGCAACCACATTGAACATCATCGGTGAGAAGGGCAAGGTGATGTTGACCATCAATGACCCGAAGAACTCCACATCACACAGCTACAAGAAGCCTCTCGGTGATTCTGACAAGTCATTCAATGTGAAGATGGCAATTGACAGCTTCAAGGTGGTGGCTGATGAGTATAACGTTCGTGTGGCACACGCCGTGGCCAAGACAGGCAAGGTGCTGGTGTTCTTCTTTGAATCTACAACTTCTGATTTAACATATTTGATTGCGGCTGATTCTACATCCAAGGTGTAATCATGCAAGCAAATCGTGAGCAGTTTCTTTGGGTTGAAAAGTATCGTCCTCGGACAATTCGTGATTGTATTCTGCCTGACAATTTAAAAAACACATTCCAGGAGTTTGTGGACCAAGATAACATTCCTAATATGTTGTTATCTGGCACAGCCGGGACAGGTAAGACTACAATTGCACGGGCTCTGTGTGAAGAATTAGGGTGCGACTACATCATCATCAACGGCTCGGAAGAGTCTGGTATTGATGTATTGAGAACAAAAATTAAAGACTTCGCAAGTACTGTTTCGTTGGCCGGTAAGGTCAAGGTTGTAATACTTGACGAGGCAGATTATCTCAATCCTAATTCCACACAACCCGCTCTCCGTGGATTCATTGAGGAGTTCAGCAAGAATTGTCGTTTCATTTTCACTTGCAACTTTGCCAACAGAATCATAGCGCCGCTTCATAGTCGGACCACGGTGATTGATTTCCGTTTGACAAAGCAGGACCGCCCACAAATGGCGGCAAAGTTTTTCAAGCGTGTTGTGGACATCTTGAATCAAGAAAACATCACACACAATCCCAAGGTGGTGGCTGAGATTGTGAACAAGTATTTTCCTGATTATCGGCGTGTGTTGAATGAACTTCAAAGATATTCTTCATCTGGCACGATTGATGAAGGCATCTTGGTGAACATCTCGGACGCCAACATGAAGGAATTGATTTTAGCTCTTCGTGAAAAGGATTTCAAGAAGATGCGTACTTGGGTTGTGAACAACTTGGACAATGATCCGAATGTATTGTTTAGAAAGTTGTATGATGTTCTAATCTCAGAAGTGGTACAAGTTCCTCAGCTGGTTCTTCTGTTGGCTGATTATCAGTACAAGGCGGCGTTCGTGGCTGATGCTGAAATCAATCTTGTGGCGTGTCTCACAGAAATCATGGCAGCATGTGAGATGAAGTCATGACCGAGAAGAATCTTGATGGTGAATTCATCAAGGATTGGGTTGTAGAAGAAGATTATAAAATGGTGAAAATCAGTCCCTTTGATTTTGTGAACGCCATACATTATACAAAAGAAAATCTCATCGTTGATGATTGGAGTGAAAAGCAGTATAATCCGTTTGTAGTAAACAAATCATTGAGTTTCGGGGCTGATACCGTGATTCCCGCTAACGAAATGAATAGTCGTCCCCACCTGGAGAAGCGCCTCCAGTTCGATTTCCTTATAAATACCATTAGACCTCGCAAGCGGTTCAACAAATGGTTAAAGGCTGAGAAAATTGAAGACCTTGAATTGGTGAAGCAGTATTATAATTACAATACTGAAAAAGCCTTACAAGCTCTGAGAATTCTTTCACCTGAACAAATAAATACAATTAAGGAACGATTGAACACAGGTGGATTGACACATGGCACATGATTTAATTAACATACCAAGCATTCCTGGATATTCTCCAGTTGAAGTGAAATTGGTGAATCAAGATGATTTTCTCAAAGTCCGTGAAACACTAACACGTATTGGTGTGGCATCACGCAAAGACCAAACGTTATATCAAAGTTGCCACATCTTACATAAGCAAGGCAGATATTTCGTGGTTCATTTCAAGGAACTATTTGCTCTTGATGGTAAGCAAGCTGACATTACAGAAAATGATTTGCAACGCCGAAACACGGTGGCACATCTTCTAGAAGATTGGGGGTTGGTGGAAATATTGAACCCTGATGATTGTGAAGATACTGCTCCGTTATCACAAATCAAAGTATTGGCATTTGGTGAAAAGAAGGATTGGAACTTAGTGGCTAAATATAATATTGGAAAAAAGAAGTAACACTTGATTGTAGGGGTGTTAGGAGTTAAATTAACCTTAGATACGCCGACAGGGTATCACTAACACATTCGCTCGAAAGGAGGAATTATGACACGTACCTATACATTCAACACATCATCTCTTGGTGGACCATGGGCAATCGGATTCGATAACCTATGGGATCGTTTGTCAAGAATTGAAACGATTAATGGTGATAGCAATTATCCGCCATACAACATCATCAAGCATGATGACACAAACCTAAGCATCGAAGTGGCTGTGGCTGGTTTCAAGCGCAGTGAACTAGATGTGGAATTGGCTGAAGGTGTTCTCACCGTATCAGCCAAGGCAGAACCATCCGAAGAAAAGGAATACTTTCATCGGGGTCTTGCCAAGCGTGCATTTGTCCGTAAGTGGACACTTGCTGATGATGTAGTAGTGCGTGATGCTTCAATGGTTGACGGTATTCTAGCTATCAAGTTGGAACGCATCATTCCAGAAGAAAAGAAGCCACGTAAGATTGAAATTTTGTAATTAAGTAGTCCTCCTAACACCCCTACAATTGAGTATATTATGGCATTGATGTGCATCAAGACCCTATTGGGTGAAGATTTAATTGGCGATGTTGAAGTACGTGAGTACACCGTAGAGATTGACACGCCATTGATGGTGATGATTGTTCCCAATGAGAAGGGACAATACAGCGTGGGACTTGCGCCGTACATGATTTTCGCGGCTAGCAGAAAGTTCTCGTTTGATAAGAATCACATCATCCTGTTCACAGAACCCGCAGATGAACTACGTAATCAATACCACAACCTCACAGGAAAGGGTATTGTGGTCCCATCCAAGCCTAAGATAGAGCTTGTCCCATAAGAAGTAAGGTGTTATATTGAGTAGTAACTATAAACATTCAAGTCCCGGGAGTGGATGAATGGCATTGAAAAGTTTTTACACAAATGTTATGCAGGTTGGGAACAAGATTTTTGTTCGAGAAGTTCGTAATGGAAAGCGAGATAACGTCAAGGTGGAATACCGCCCGACGATGTTCATTCGTTCCAAAACGGAAAGCAAATACAAGAGTTTGTTCGGTGACAATCTTGAGCCTATTCAGTGCCAAGACATCAATGATGCAAAAGAGTTTGTAAAACAATACAAGGATGTAGAAAACTTCCCCATCTTTGGGAACACATCCTATGCCTATCAATACATCACCGAACATTATCCCAATGAAGTTGATTATGATATTAGTCAACTCACCATTCTTACATTAGACATTGAAACGGCATCCGAGAATGGATTTCCAAACGTGGATAATCCTATTGAAGAAGTGTTGCTCATTTCCGTTCAAGACAACATCACAAAAAAGATTACAACATTTGGTGTCAAGAAGTTTGATGTCAACAACATCAAGCATATCACCAATCAAAACAATTTTGAATACATCAAGTGCAAAGATGAAGCCGATTTGCTCTTGACGTTTCTTCGTTTCTGGCAAATCACAATGCCTGATGTTGTGACAGGATGGAACACACAACTATTCGACTTGCCTTATCTAGTGGGGAGAATGCGAAGAATCATTGGCGAGGACAAGGTGAAGGACTTGTCTCCTTGGCGTATTGTGAATGATAGAACCATTACGATGAATGGTCGTGAATATCCCATTGCCGACATTTATGGTGTGAGCAATCTTGATTACTTGGACTTGTACAAAAAGTTCACATATTCAGCACAAGAAAGTTACAAGTTGGATTATATCGCCCAACAAGAATTGGGACGAAAGAAACTTGAGCATGGATATGAAACATTCAAGGAACATTACACCGAAGATTGGCAATCGTTCGTGGAGTACAACGTCATTGACGTAGAACTAGTGGACGCCTTGGAAGACAAGATGAAGTTGATTGAACTGGTTATCACCATGGCGTATGACGCCAAGTGTAACTTCACAGACATCTTCTCGGCAGTACGAACCTGGGATTGTATCCTTCATAATCATCTCTGGGCCAAGAATATTATTGTTCATCAGAAAAAGGACAATGAAGGCAGAACCATTGCCGGTGCCTATGTGAAGGAACCCACGCCTGGCAAGTATGATTGGGTGGTGAGTTTCGACGCCGCTTCTCTGTATCCTAGCATCATCATGCAATACAACATGAGTCCAGAAACCATGAAGCAGGAATATACTGCCGATTGCACCCCTGAACATCTGTTGGCAAATGAAACAGATTATGCCACATTTCTACAAAACAAGAATGTTGCCATGGCGGCAAATGGATATTGCTATACACATGAACATCAAGGATTGTTCCCGGAAATTGTAGAAAAGATTTTCAGTGAACGTGTGTTCTATAAAAAGAAGATGATTGAGGCACAAAAGGAGTATGAAAAGACGAAAGATGCTGAACAAGTGAAACTCATCAGCAAGTATAACAACATTCAAATGGCTCGTAAGATTCAATTGAATAGTTTATATGGTGCCTGGGCTAACCAGTATTTCCGTTTCTATGATGATAGAATTGCCGAAGGCATCACATTGTCAGGTCAGTACATCATTCAGCATGTGGGACGAGCCTTGAATGATTATCTGAACAAGGTGTGTCAAACTTCTGATGTGGAATATACATTCTATTCTGACACAGATAGTTGTTACATCACATTGGATAACTTGGTTCAAAAGCATTTCTCACATTTGGACAAGAACAAGATTGTGGATGTGATTGACAAGTTGTGTAAAGAAAAAATTGCTGATGTGTTATCCAAGGCGTGTGAGGAAATCATGGTTCGCACAAATGGATACGCCTCGAAGATGGAATTTAAGCGAGAAGTGATTGCTGACAGAGCCATCTGGGTCGCCAAGAAACGATATGCCTTGAATGTCTATGATAGTGAAGGAGTTCGATACAAAGAACCCAAGTTGAAGGTTCAAGGCTTGGAAATTGTTCGCAGTTCTACTCCTGGATCAGTTCGCCAATATCTTCGTGATGCTGTGAAGATGGCATTGACTAGCACACAAGCAGAGATTCAAGATTACATTGCCGATTTGGAACAGAAGTTCATGCAAATGACGCCTGAGGAAATTGCCTTTCCAAGAAGCGCCAACAATCTGGCAAAATATCATTCTGGTAGCACCATTTACATTAAGGCAACTCCATTACACGTTCGTGGTGCCTTGTTATATAACCATCACATCAAAGCCAAGAAATTGGATAAGAAATATGAATTGATTAAAGAAGGTGATAAGATTAAATATCTGTACTTGAAGGAACCAAATCCCATCAAGGAGAACAGCATCGCCTTCACAGGTAGTTTACCAAAAGAACTTGACATTCATAAGTATGTTGATTATCATACAATGTTCGACAAGAGCTTCTTGGAGCCTATGAGAACCATTCTGGATTGTTTAGGATGGAGCACAAATAAGATTGCCACTTTAGATGATTTATTCTAGGAGATGTTATGTCATTAATTAATAAACTGCGAAAGAATTCCACAATTCGTGAAACAGAAGTCTTGACTGATAGCAAGTTCTTCACCGCCAAGGACATGATTCAAACACCTGTGCCTATGATTAACGTGGCACTCTCTGGTCGTTTGGATGGAGGATTAACTCCTGGCCTGACCGTGTTTGCTGGACCAAGTAAGCATTTCAAGACGGCGTTTGCCATGCTTCTTGCCAAAAGTTATTTGGAGAAGTATGAAGATGCTGCCATTTTGTTCTATGATTCCGAGTTTGGTGCGCCTGCCGGATATTTTCAAAGTTTCGGTATTGACACCAATCGTGTGATTCACACGCCTATTACTGACATTGAACAATTGAAGCATGATATGATGTCACAAATCAACAACATTGAACGTGGTGAGCATGTCATCATCATTGTTGATTCCATTGGCAACTTGGCATCACGCAAGGAAGTGGAAGATGCCTTGGATGGCAAGAGTGTAGCAGACATGACTCGCGCCAAGCAGCTTAAGAGCTTGTTCAGAATGGCAACGCCGCATCTCACCATCAAGGACATCCCAATGGTGGTGGTGAATCATACCTACAAGGAAATTGGAATGTTTCCCAAGGACATTGTATCGGGTGGTACTGGCATCTACTATTCTGCTGACAACATCTTCATCATTGGTCGTCAGCAAGAAAAGGATGCCGATGGCCTGACGGGATACAACTTCATCATCAATGTTGAGAAGTCTCGCTTTGTTCGTGAGAAGAGCAAGATTCCTGTTGAGGTGTCATTCGAGGGTGGCATCAGCACATGGTCCGGTCTTCTGGATGTGGCATTGGAATCTGGTCATGTGGTGAAGCCCCAGAATGGTTGGTATCAGAAGAAGGGTGAGGAAAAGAAGTATCGTCAGAATGATACATACACCAGAGAATTCTGGATGCCAGTTCTCAAGGATGTCACGTTCCAAACATGGATCAAAGAAAACTACGCCATCTCAAACACATCATTGGTGGCAGAATTCACAGATGAATTAATTTCCGAGGAATATAACAATGCCTAAATTTGCTGTTAGACCCAACACAGAAGTATATCCTAATACCACAAGTGACCATTAT